CAGACGACAGGCAAGGGAGAGGCAGTGCCACCCCCCCCTGGACTCAGTCTTCCTGAGGAAACCCCAGCCCAGCAAGAGGCGCTGGAGGTATTCAAGTATGTCAACGGTGTCATAGTGTGTACCCATGAGCATGAAGGTATCCCGATGGGCAAGTCAATCACGCACCATCATGAATGCATTGATTGCCGTGTGGTATACGCACACAAGCACACGAAGAAGGACCCGAAGATCTCTAAAGCCAACTACAAGCACTACTGCCCAGCCTGCGCAACAAGGTCAGGTCTGTAGGGGACAGTATGCAGTCAACGGTCGTCGAGGGTGACGATGCCCCCCCACAGGTAGTGATTGGTGAAACGGCGGCTGCTGCGGTAGAGGTGCCAGAACTGGCACCTCCCGCGGTCAGTGAATACAACAAGTCACTACCGATGGGCTTTGTTTCTCCGGACAAAGCGTTCCCGACACGTGATGACGTGGAGGTGACGGAAAAAGAGAAAATCCCGGTAAAGAAGGAAGACGTGAAGGAATCACGCCGCGTGGCCATGGTGGAACAGGTGTGGCGTCTGTATGATGCAGGGATGCATCAGGCAGCCACAGACCTACTGCACGACAGGATGGAGGCTTTCGGAGGCTCGAGTAGGCCTGCTTTCCATTTCATAGGCCACGAAGCAGACGGCATGAATGTCAACGTATCTTCCGGGCATCATCTCAACTTCCTTCAGGCGGCGGGGGCCCGCCACTTCAAACCGAAGCCTCCGAAGGACCCAGAGGCGCTCAAGGATCTCGGACGGGTGGCGGGTCTGGTCACGCAGCACATACTTGAGATGGTGCTGCTGTACGGGACTCTCGACAAAGCTGCAGCCATGATGGAGGCATGGCCTGACAGCTATCGTTCGAAGAAATGGGCCCCCCAGAGGTTCAGGAAGGCGATGGTCGACGCATCGATTCGAATGTCCACGGTGAAAGCGAGCGCGAAAACCGGTCTCCCGCGGCCGCGAAATATTACGTTGAAGTTGAACGAAGCGCTTGCGAAGGTAAAGCCGAGGCTCATAATGGCAGCAGGTGATGAGGGCACGCTCGTCCACCTGTTCGACGCTGCCATAATCGAGTTCTCGCTGTTTCACTTGGAGGCTTTCGAAAACCGCTCCATCAAACACGCTGGCAGGGATGCAAAGTGCAAGCGGATGCATCAGATGATGAAGAAATTCCGCTACTGCGCGTCCATGGACTTCGGCGCGTTTGATGGAAGCATCGACGCAGAGGTGCGCGAGTTGGTGGAGAATCGTCTGGTCGAGACCTTGGCACAGTACTACTTGCCGGACAGCCCACTGCTGGAGGCAGCAGTGACTGATCGGAAGAAGACGGAGTTCGTGGGATACTTCAAGAATTGGTGTGTCAAGACGACCAACATGATCAGAGAGTCCGGCGATCGAGGCACGTCAGTATTCAACTACGTGACCAATTTTACTCTCTTCGTGTACGGTCTGTTCCGTGAACACGTTCACCAGGTGATGTGCGGCACCGTCCGCGATAAGGCTGGTAAAGTCGTCACCAACAAAGGGCACGCAAAGAACATAGCCGAAGAGTATGTTCGGAAGTGGTTGCAGAGGCCCGACGAGCGTGAGGCAGACATAATCGGAGAGGGAGACGACGGATCGCAATTCTTCAGCGGTGCTTACTATGAGCGAGCAAACTCAGCCACGCAGACCGGGAGTGACGGCACGCCTATCACCTTTGGCGACAGGTGGGTAAGCTACTACTCCGATGTGGGGTTCAGCTTGGAACCACAGGGTCCTGCCGGCGAAGTAGCTCCGAGACTTGCAGTGCGTGAAACCCGTGAGCGGTTGGAATTCATCTCGACCATCTGGGTGGAGGCAGGCGATCGTGTATATTGCCTCCCAAAACCGGTGAAAACGGTCACGGGTTCATGCATCTCCTTCGCCGTTGACTGCCCAAAAGAGGTAGCCGCGTACACCAAGGTGCTCTCCATTG